AGTGTTTCCGCGGGGAAATGATACTAGAACATTCCCCTTTTCGGGGTTTGGTTGCGTCTGAACTTTGGAAGATAACTGACAAATAGATACTATAGTATATGGCGGCTCGATTGGGGCGGAAGCGTTGGAGGTCTCCATGCTGCGATCGTCTTTAAAAGCCACCGTAGGCTTGCCGAATCCCATCCCCACTTCAGGAGTCGAGTGGACTGACACCCCCATGGTTGCCCGATTTCCCGACAGATCATTCCAATGAGTCAGCAGATTTTTATAGACAAACGCGTCCTTGATATAGCTGGCGCAATACAGTCTTTGGGGGATAGAGACGGTTTTAAGAAGATCGTCTATATACAATGATGTGCCAGTATCCCCGCCTTGACACACATCGCCAAAAAAGATTGCTTCTACTGCCATTATTGATTCACCCGATATCCTTTGAGTACGAGTTCTTTGCTTATATCATAAATATATTTTTGATCTAGGATATAAAAATGACCTAGACCATCTCCAGATACAGGACAGGCATAGTGTTCTGCGTTGGTGGATGTGTTTAATCCCGTTTCAAACAGACTTCCATCTAAAGACCACAGCACCTCACCATCAGAGGAACAGCACATGATATCACCATGGTACTTACTCTCCTTTGTTACTATAAAATCGCCGTTGGGACACACATAAAATGACCTGATGCCATACACTTCCGCCGGGAATGCAGGGGTTTCGGTGATTGTATAGCTGTCATCTATAGTAAAGATTCCCGCGTTAAATTTTACCGCGTACGTCTCTTTGTCATTTTTTTTCTGTAGTTGATCGTAAATTCTGACGTTATCCCCGTCTGCCAAGACTATAAGGGCATTTACGCTACCGTCGGATGCATCTACGAACCATATCCCTACGTCAGTCACAACCATAAATTCGTCATTATAGGGCCGGTACGAGATGTCACCAGTCGGAACATCTGATGTCGTCTGACTGAATTTATCAGAATCCCCAGCGCGATTAAATGTAATACCAGTTTTGTTTGAGTAATCAATAGCCCACTGGTTGGCACCAGTATTATCATAATAAGCTATGCCGTTGGCTCCTACGATACATACCCCAGTCCCGTTAGATTCGATTCCGCGGGCGTCATACGGCATATTATCGGGATTGGTAGAACCAATCTCTGGTGTAAAGTCTAGGTCTACATCGACATCGCCAGTACCGTTGAAAAGTTTGGCAGCATCTGACTGGAGAATCCATACTCTGCCATCCCCGACGGGAGATACAGTATACGCTACGTGTGATAAGCCTGAATATGTCCAAATAGGGTTCATGTCATGAGTAAATTTCATAACTCTGTGTTGACTACACGCATACACACAACCATCATGATATACAACGTTGCCATATTTAGGTGGATTGTCTGTAACAAACTGTTTATAATGCATCTGCAATCCAAGCACGGCCTGTATTCCCACATGACCTACGGGTACCGGTTGAAATATCTGCCCGAGCACATAAGACTTATCTCTATGGGTAACAGGTATTTGTCCATCCTTGGTGCTGGGGAAAGGTGCAGCTATCCCCCAGTCAGTTTTAGTTCCTACTTTCAAAAGTTTTTCAGCCATGTCTTAGCTCCAAGTTGTGCCTTCTTCGATCATGAAGGCGTTTAGATTGTAAAGTGTGTAAATTTTGTCAGCCGTGCCGCTGTTGTTTTTGAACAGTGTAAGATTATCCAAATCATCTGTTGCGTTGGGAATAACCCAAAAAACATCTTTATTTGATGTGCCAGATATGCCGTCCGCCTTTGTCTCGTAAATATCAGCATTTGACCATGCCGACGAATTGATAATCTCGTCGCGATATATTTTGGCATCGTCTCGATAATCCTCAGCTCGATCGCGTGCATCTTCGGCTGCCGCCGCATCATCATGAGCATTAGGGTATTCGTTTTCGAGATATGCCAGCGTGGGACGGGTGACGCCCAGCCGATCTTTCCAGTGACCGCTGCCATTTGTGGCTTGATCGAAATTCTCGGCGTTGTCGTACAGGTCTTTGGGATCGGTGCTCCCAATCGGGTTACCCGTGTTATATGTCGTCATGCTGGCACCTGATCATCATATTGATAAATACGCTCGTCATAGTTGACTGCTTCCACATCAAAATCGTCACCGCTTGGGGTCATGGATTGCACCAGACACGGCTGTTGCCAAGTATCTTGTTGCCCAAAATAAAGATGGATTGGCTCCCCTTGGTCATGTAACTCTGGCGGCTCAGTGCTTATTACTACATTATACACCCCCCGCGCTGTCGCCGCATATGGCCCGGCTAGGGTGCCGTCGCGCTTGCGAAACGCCACCACGTGGTTGCTACCGTCCCAATCTAATGGCTCGCTGGATCGGACTACCCAATCGCTGCCCTCTTTGGTGACCTGCTCGACAATGGCCGACTGGCCATACTCCGGTTCATCAATTACCAACGGGATATAGCTCAGGTAATGCAGATTAAGCCCCTCCATCTCGGTCGACCACTTATACACCCATCGGCGATACTTTTGCTCCATTCGTCGGCGCATGCCGATACGCCACGCGTGGGTATAGTCCAGCACACCGTGTAGCGTGACGGTTTCGGCCTTGATGCCCTGATCACCCGGCAGACGGATTTTTATTGTCTCGTCAGTGTAATCGTTGTCTTGATTGACGAATTTGACGTCTACGCCGTCTGGATCGCTCGCGGTGCGCGACGTGTACGCTCGTTGCAGTTCATCCGTCATGTTCTGCGCCGAGAATCCTTGCTCAAACACCGTGCGCGGCCCATCGCGCACAGCAGTCAGCTTCCCGTGATCCATCACCAGCCGGGCCATGCCAGCACGCAGTGCGGTGTTGATCGCATCCGCTACCGTGGTTTGTGGGATGGCATAATCAAAGTAGTCATCGCGCGGCTGCCAAAAGTCATCCAGCGAGGCCAGCGAGGGGAAATCGATGTCACTTTCCCTGTAACCGATCTGTTTGCAAATCTCGCCCACACAAGCGGCGATGGATCGTGTCGGTTGTACTGAGCCATATCCCGAGCTGGTTACAAGTGGCAATTTGCGCGTGGCAATCAGATTTATCTTATTCTCACTTTGACGTGCAATGTTGTGAGCGGTTTTTAGTTTGATCGTGATAGTTTTCCAAGGGTAATCCTTAGGCGGCTCCATCTGACCTTTTAGGCCATACCAGACTACATCTCTACGCTTCTGAGAATTAGACCTAGGCTTCGTGGCACGAGCCCGGGCCTCTATAGCCTTCTTCCCGCCTAGATCAATGTGTTCGCTAAACCCAATCTGGTCTGGTGTCGATTCGCTATATGTAAAAGTCGATCGGTGCCATGTACTGCCACCCAGTTCACGCCATTCTATTTCAATCACTTGCTTGGCTTTGTACAGATCGCCATCACCACCAAATTCGACAAGACCGCCGGGGAAGAAAAAATCTGTTTCAATCCGGTCCGTTTTTTCGCCTTCTGGCAACACCTGAAACGGCCCAATCCATGTGGCCTCTTCTGTGGTGCCCTCTGGATAGATATTGGCTTTAGTCGGTCCGGTACTGCTGAAGCCAGTCCATGCTGAATCAACGGATTCGTCTTCTTTGAGTCGATCAACAGTTAATGCTGTAGATGTAACTGATTGAACTACGTAGTAGCCGTCATATTTTGATACCCAAAATCTTGACTGACTGCCCCTGTCGTAAATTGTGTCATCTATCGTCAATTCGCCGCCGCTGGCTGCGCTTTCGCCTGCCTGAATAGACGGGAATTTGCCAATCACATCTTGACCGCCGACATACCTAAACGTATCGCCGCTGTAAGGCGTGTTTTCTTTAATTTGTATTTTCCCGCTAACGACAGATGCTATGGCATCTATGTTATTAAGATTCGAGTTGATATGCGCTGCCACTCCGGACGCATTCGTGTAGTCGCTATCGAAAACGATGTCGTCCGTTTGACCGTTGATATGTAGACTCAACGTTTGACTATTGCTGCTAAAGTCGGTATCCGGTGACTTGCCGCCGGTTATAATTGAAGCCGTACCGTTGCCGCTGCCACTATAGCTGTCGACTGTATATTGATGTCCGTCAATTGTGATAGTATCCCCGCTCGAAAGCGGCACCACATCCGTGAAATTGCCCTTCAGGGTGGCTTTCCCGCCGCTGTTGGATATTCTGTATAGGCGACGCCTCTTAATGCGAAGCCTTGTGCTTGCGTCCCAATTCGCAGGCCACTGATCACTCCCGGTCGTTGTAATTGTTTTGCCTGACCATGCAAACTCGTCGAAGTCGATGTTGTCATAGATATGCGGCGGATTGAGCGGCAAGCCTTGCTGCCCGTTGCTGCTAACGCCGACCTCATTACAGGGCTGCCACCACTGATGCGATTTATCGGCAGACAAATCATCATTCGCGTCATATATCTCTACTTCTGCGTCGCCACCAAGTGAAGAAAGTTCGGTTTTACCGATTTTGACATCTTCCACGGCATAATCGCCATTCCCGATAGCACACAGAACATCAAGCTCTAGGTCGCGCTTGCTCCTAAAATAACGGTGTGGCGGCACCAGGTAATCCGGGTAAATCTTGGTCTTGCCAAATGCCTCGCGAACAATGCCGCCCATTTTGGCCGTGTTGGCTTGAGCATTGGGATTGTTCAGGTCTGAGCCAGATGCGGTTGCTCCCGGAGCGCTCGGGGCGCTTGGCTGCGTCAGAAGTGAGTAGGCGGCGGATATTGCTGTCAGTGCAATGGCCGCCCACGTACTGTAGCTGATTGACGCCAGCCACGAGCCGATTGCAGCGCCTACGGTGTATTTCGGTATCGGGTAGATGTCGACCGTATCACTGTCATCAATTGATGTCTCTAAATGACATAGCGGATTGTCATTTAGCATGACCGCCACCCGGCCATCATCGACAAAGCCCTCCACATTTTCGTTGAGCCAGTCCAGCACGGTTACGGCATGGCCGCGATCATGCACCTCGCACGGTTCGTCACTGGCAAAGCTGGCATAGATGTTAATCATGGTACGACACCGCCGTGTACCGCATAGCAAAGTCTCTCGGCTTGGTGATGATGATACCCGGCTCGGCAGCCTCCAGCATCCATAGCATGTTGTCCACGTTGACCACAACCGCGATATGCAGACACACCGGGCCAGTCCAGCCGCAGGCGATGACACCGGGTTTCAGCGTCGACGGTTGCAGATTGGTTTTGCAATCGTTCACCGCCGCTGTCATTTCGCGAGCATTGCGCCCGTTGATACCGAGCATGATCGGCATGAGCGGCCTGCCAAACACTTCGTGGCGAACCGTACGGACAATGCCATAGCAGTCGTACACGTCCGGGCCGCGCCCATTGTCTTGATACGTCGCTTGCAAATACTTCTGGATCATAGGTATCTGATCCCCGGCGCGTTGAGATTGGTGTAGCGCTGGCGCGGATAGGCCGTGTTCAATATGTCTCGGTAGCTGGCTGATATCGTCGCGTTGATACCCTGGATCATGATTTTTTCAATCGTGGCGGGCAGCGGTCCGTATTTCGGTCCACCATATTCACCCACCACATACTCTCTAAAATAAACCATTGATTCTTCGTCAGCGGCCTCCATTGCTTTTGACGCCTTGTTAACTTCACCGTTAGCGTTCCAGACGCCAAATTTTAAATTCTGCTTGGTGCTGTCGCTGCGCTCAGGACGTCCAATCGCAAGACTACCGCAACGAAATGTCACCACAGACCCATTTTCTAGATGCGCGGACACGTCTTCAAACCCCTCGCACAGATATATGTTGTCGATACCCGGCACGTCGATTTCAAGCGTCTTTAGTAGCACCACATCTGGCGGCGCGCTGGCGTAGATTTCATCAAGTGTGGGAGATGTCATGATGCGGGCCACCGGTCATTCATGGCGATGTCGAAAATATCCTTGCCGGTCAGGAAGCCCGGCAGAATTGACCAGTCGCCTTGCAGTGTTGCTTCGCGTTTCAGCTCAAGTTCTGCGGTAAATTCCCACGTATCCGGGCCGACCAACTTCGGGCCGTCGTAAATGTCCGTGAACCGACAGGTATACAAACTGGTGGCACGGCCATCCATCGGGGTACGGATAGGGATTTTCACCCATGCCGCGCCGCCTTCCGCTGTGTCGTTAACCCATCCCTCAAATATCTCCGCTTGAAACGAATTCATATACCAGGTCACGCTGGCAATGGACGGCGTGGACACAAACTGCCGACGCACCCGTGAGCGCCCGGACTCCATCTTCGTCCGCTTGACGCCGGATATCTTTTTTAGCTTGTAGTCCTGCTGTAACGCGCAAGGCAGTTGTTTCGGCCATTCGGGTATGCTCATCGGCCAGCCCTTCCCACGTTGGTCATACCGGACAACGCCTTGTAAAAGCGTCCACCATTCGATACGTCATCAATCATCACGTCGATGATTTCCTGCTGACCTTCCTTGCGCCGCCGTACGGTCGTGCCTTCGGGCGCGTTGTTAACATTGACTATCGTTTGATTGCCGCCCTTGGCTGGCGACAATTGCGACATCTGCTCTTTGGTAAAGACCCCCTCGCCCTTTTTGAGGATAGCAGGCACCTCGCCGGGGCCGATCATGCCCCCGCTATGAAACCGTTTGGCACCCGAGAATGTCGCTCCGCTGATAACACGCCCGCCACCTTCGCCACTGCCGACAATCCCGCCGGTGTGAAAGATACTGGCAATCGCGGACCCGACACCAGCCCAGCCGCCCATGCCTTGAAAGGCTGTCTTGATCCAGTCCATCGCCTTAGACGCCAACATTTCAGCCGCCATCTTGCGCAGCATGGTGATAAAGCTATCAAGCATCCCGGACACACCGCCTTTAAAAGGATCAAAAAGAAAATTAGCAAATGAGTCTTGTATATTTTCTGCCGCCCGGTGTGCGTAATCGCTCATCTGGTCGGTGTTGGAGTTCATATCTTTAGTCATCTGCTCCCAACTACGCGCCCGCAATTGATCATAGCCAATGCTGGTTTGCACCCCGGCTTGCTCAGCGTCATTAATCGCTTGCAACCGCGCGTCATTATCAGACACCGCGCGCTCGTCCTGTGTCATGAGCGCTTGCGTTACCGACTGGATGGACGACTTGACGTTATCGTATGCAGCGACAGCCCCGCGCTGATCGTCAATTATAGAATCAATGACGTCTTTGTTGGTTTCTTTCCAAGACTTAAGCTGCTCTTTGGCCTGCTTTATCTTGTCGCTAGCTATGTCAATGGCCGATCTTGACGCAACTTGACTCGCGGCTGGGACCGTGGGCTTAGCAAGCTCGCGTTGTAGCTCATTAAGATCGCCCCGCAACAGCTCTATTTGTTTGCTCTTATTGGCAATTTGCTTATCAGCCAGTGCTTGCGACCCTTGAGCACCCACTGCACCTAGACGCCCACCGCCCGCGCCAAGGTTTGACGTGGCTTTAGCGGTCTTTTTTGCGGCCTCCCATTTTTGGATGATGGACCGAGCCTCAGTAATGTTAGCTTGCGCTGCATCCCGTGCATCCTTGGCCGCTTGGATAGCATCTTTATGGGCATCCCCGCGCGTGGTGCGCAATCTTTCTATCGCTTCGCGCACCTTATCTGTCGATTTTTCCAGCGTCGATTGCCGCCCGGATAATTTGTAAACCGCAACGGCCAGCCCGGCCACTGCTGTAGCCGCGATACCTATCGGGCCTCCAAGCGTTGCCATGATCGCCCGGAGCACGGCTATTGCTGTTGTTGCGTCTTTGGCACCCATCGCGATCGTGGCGAAGAAATTCCCGATCCGTATTGCGATAAAACGACCCGCGAAAAAGCCCACCAATATATCCAGATTATTAGCTAGCCCGCCTACAGCGCTTGCAAAATCATCTATAACGCCTGATTTGGAAGCGGCTTTAACAAAATCTGAAATTGAGTCAGCCGCGTCAGTAAATACTGGTGCAAGCTCGGACACTAAGGTGTTAGATAGCCCCTCCATGGAGAATTTAAGCTTGTTCATGGCGTCAACCGCATCGCCTGCGGTATCGACCTGATTCTGGCTGATAGAGATACCTAAATCTCTGGCGTCTTGCCGCAAATTTTTAACTTGATCGTCCGTCAAACCCAAAGTGTTGACCAAGTTCTGATTCGCGCGACTAAATAAATGCGCGGCGACCGCGTTTTTCTGAGATTGTGACTCAAGCCCTTGAAACGCCTTGCGTATCGCCTTGAACTGCTCCTCCGGATTGAGCCGCGCCAATTCTTTTGCATCCAATCCCAATGCCTCTATGGCATTTGCTGCCGCACCTGTTCCCTTGGTTGCTACCTCGCCCAGCCGCTTTGATAGCACCTGCAATCCTTGGGATAGATTGTTGGCGCTGCTGCCCGACATTTCGGCAACATATTGCAGTTCGGATAGCCCTTCTGTGGTGATTCCGAGCTGCGCTGATACATCCCCAAGTTGATCCATGCTTGCGACCGACCTGCTGACCGCAATACTAATCGCGCCAAACGCCGCCACCCCCGCAAATTTGATCTTGCTGAACGCCTGATCCATCGAGCGCTGCATCTGTTTTGATTTGCGCCGGACGTCCCGTTCGGTCTTGTCCAGCTTGCGCCCAGTCTTATCTAGCCCGCGATCAAACGCGCCGGATTTAAGCATCAGATCAATGGTTAGCGATCCTAGATTGCGCGAAGCCATGCTATTGTTTCCCCAAGCCTTTTAGCACATCCTCAATCGTCAGCTCTTGCGGCGCTGTTTCGATATGCGAAATAAAGTCGGATGGTGTAAAGTCGCGCCCACCTTTCTTTTTTACGCCCAGAGCGCTCGCCATGAAGGCCAAAGCCTTGGCAAAATTCATTTCAAGCTGCAAGCCGGAGTGTAGGGTGCCGCGCAGCTTCAAATATTTCGACCAGCTGACTGCCTCTTCGTACGTCATGCGCTCTTTCGCCTCCGCGATAGTCCAGCCACCTACCCCGGCGGCAACAAGTTCATGCCAAAACTCATCGCCGCCGGTTAGTTTTTTTCCGCGTCATCCACCCCGTTGACAGACCGGACCGCCATCACCATTTCGTTCGCCAGAAACGGATCGAGTGCTTGCACATCTTTTCGGGTCAGCTTTTCACTGCCGTCATCGCCAAGCCGGATACATTCGACGATCAATTCTGTGGCTTGGCTTTTAATCGACTCGTCATTCACCAGCCGATCGACCAATCCAAACGAGGCTTTACGGACAAACACGGAGAAAGTATCAACCATCTCCTCGCCGTCCACGCGGTGCGTCCATGTGATCTCACGCTTGATCAGATCATCGGCGACCAATGCGCCTTTTTCACGTAGCTCTTTTAGATTCATTACGGGGCCACCTTGGGTACAACAGTCGGCTCGCCAGATACCTGGATACCGATCTGCGACTCGACTACATCATTCAGTGCGAAGCTAAAAGGATAACTCGACATGTAGCCTGAAAACTCAATCCAGCTACGATTAGTACCATCGTTATCAAAGCCATCTCCGCCCGTGCTAGGCGTCGGGTCATCGGTGCCATCAGAAAAACCGATCGCCCATTGCAAAACTTGGCCGGATAGTTTAAGCTCGTGCATACGCACATGGGATGCGTCGGACGGATCAAACTGAATCGTGAACGTTGCGTTGCCCGGCGTTGCCAAACCGGCTACATACGTCCGGGCATCTGCCGACAGACACGTGGTTTCGATCTGATCAATCTCGGTGTCGATGCCGTCAATGGCCGTCGGACAGCCGACAGTCAGGACGGTACTATCGTCCGGATCGATCACGTACAGCTCAGTGCCTTGGGTTTTAATTGCCATAGTCTACCACCAATAGTTTATTGCTCATTGTATCACCCCCCGGCGATATGAGAGCTACTTGAAAATTTCCTTCGCCAGCTTGTCCGCCGCCGCTTGAAAAGCCGCGTTTTTACCTTCCTCCATGGCTGGCCGCATGAAGGGTTGTGCTGGCATCTTTTGCGTGCCAAACTCCAAAAATCGCCAATAGTATGTATCACCGCCGGGATTGGCTTTACCGGCACCAGCAAACTCACCGGACGCTGTAGCGGGTGCTTTCGCGCCGCCCAATACACCCAACCGGGCGCCTTTGGTATCCGGTCCTGCGTCCCTTGACTTCATCGAGCGGATCGCGATATTTTTGCTAATGTTTTCAGCAGTCGCCGGGTCGTCTAATTTTTTGGCATTCTGCTTGGCCTGTTTGCGGATCGGTGCCAGTCCCGCGCGCACGGCCTTGTTAGCCGCCTTCTTTGCATCTTTCTGGCTCAGCTTTTTTATGGCATCGTCCAGCTTGTCCAGCCCTTGGATATGCTTGGCCATCACACACCCCTCGCATGATGTAGCAGTATGTCCATCGTGTAGCGGTACAGACGGGTATTAGGCTCTCGCATCGGGATAGCACCCGATACAAAATTACCTTTAGTCTCAAGCGCACGCATGATCGCCGACGCCAGCTTGCGAGCATCCTCTTGATCGCGCGCGTAGCCGTCAAGCTGTATACGTTGCTGATCACTATCAGGCACACACGCCAGCGTGTTGTATGGTACGTTGCTCACCATAGTCCACACGATAAACGGTTGATCAACATCCTCTGGCGCTTGTGTCATGTAGATACGATCATCCACCAACGCGGCTACCGCAGCGTTTGCGCTTAGCATCTGGTAAACGTTAATCATCAAGTCAGCCATCGTTAACCCCTGACTGACACATCAGCGTCATATGCTCAAGCCCGCTATCATCATCCGGCAGCACCGCGCGGATATCGTAAATATGGCTACGGTACACTACCCGGTGCTTGGGTGTGATGTCGTCGCGATAACGTATCGTAATGCGGGTATCAACCTGCGCTTGTATTGCCTGCGCCGCCACAAACTCTTTACCGGACTGCGGCACCACCTGCGCCCAGACATTAGCGACAGGCACCCATTCGCGCACCACTTCGCCGTAGTCAGATCGCGTCTCTTTCAACTCTTCAATCGCAATCCGGTGTCGTAGTTTACCCGCAGCTACCGCCATGTCATGCAATCCGGGGTTTGCGCAGCGGCGTCAAAAATGCGGTACTGCCTGCATTCAGGACATAGCCGGTTTCATACCACGTGGTATCGTCCGGGCCTTCTCGATCGCGAAATTGGTAGGCCAGCTCAACGAGAAAAGCCGTCTTGACACATGGTATCACCTGTGCGTTATCGTCATACAAGCGGTCTTCTCCACCCACCCACTGAATGATAGCCGACTCCACCGCCGGGCCCATCATGTCCAACCAGTCGTCGTGTGCATCATCGTCGATATACAGATGGTGCTTGATCTCTTGTTGGGTGCAGATCGTCATGCCGAGCTACCTTGTCGTGCTGCAAGACACCAGTCGTTAGATTTATAAGTCGGCTGCTCGGTAGTCTTGCGCATCGCTACCCACATGCTGCCGTTGTGTGTGACGCTATCGCCCGCCTTGGCCTCCAGCCCGGCCTGCCAATAGCCGATATGTTTACGGTCTGGCACATCAAACGATACGGACTTTTTGCGGTCGCCCTTGACAAAGCTAAGCGTCACCTGACCGTTGTCATATTGCAGATCAGCATCATCAAAACCTACGCCGTCAACCCCGTCGCGGCCCTCGACCTTACCGATGTCGTGTACTTGCCCGTCAGTTGTCGTGATCAAGCAATGTCCCGCTTTGTTAAGGATCGCGCCAGCCACACCAATCCCATCAGCACCATCCTTGCCCGGTGCGGGCGGATTGTGCTCAAGGTACTCTTTGACCTCCTGCTGCACCATCTGTCCTATGGCCTGCTCGTGCGATTCGGCATTATCAGCCAGTGCGTTTTTAGCCACGCTGGATAGTTGCTCAGTCACGCGTTTGACGATCGCGTCGATGTCTACTGGCTCGGGTTGCTGTGCCTCCAAAGCGGCCACACGTTTATCAATAGGATCAAGCATCCCCTTGACGTGCTTCGCGACATGATCGGTAAATGCTTTGATGTCAAATGCCATATCAGGATACCTGTACTATAGACTCGTCAAAAATTTTCTTGGCCTCTTCTGTGTCCGGCTCATCCGGATCCGGCTCCACAACCGGCTCGGGTGCTGCCTCGGCCAGTGGCGCATCAATCGGTATATCTTGCTGCTGTCGATAAACCGTATCACCGCCATTCAGCGGCGGGTAGTTAAACTCACTGCGCGCCTCGTTGATTGTCGCAATCCCTGCGTCTATCATACCGCCGTACACCGTTGCACGCCGCTCGGTGTCCATGCGCAGCAATACACCGGTGTCCAGTTTGATCGCCAGCGGCGCGCGGATTCGCAGCCCCTGCATCAGCAAGTTTTCCATCGACTCAATCAGCGACTGCAGCGCAAACCGGTAATAGACATTGACCATGTCCTCGGCTTTCAACCCAGACGGCAGATTACCAATGCCTACGATAAATGGCGGGATGCCAAACGGCTGGCAAATCTGTCGATCAGAATACTCCATCTGCTCAACAAGTTGAGCGTCGACTGAATTCATGCTAAACGGCGTGAATTTCATATCCATGCCCACCACGCGCACATCTTTTGCCGTGGTGGATTTCCAATACTCTTTCAGGTCTTTGGCATCTTTTTCACTAATGCCCGCCGGGGCTGACAGGATGCCGCCCATCTGCGCGCCATTCTTGAAAAGCTCCGCGCTGTTGCGCAAGATGCGCAAGTTTTTAACCGTGGGCCAATTCGCCGCGGCTACCGGCGGCACGCCGATCAACTGGTGATGAAAGCACGCCATGCGGTCATGGATGATCTCACTAGCCGGTACACGGATTTGTTGATCGGTAATGGATTCGGGTAACAGATTAGCGTCACTATTATACGTGATCTGATAAAACACTTCGCCCGATGTCGACACCAGCGGCAGCACCCGTGTGGGGTCCATCACATACAGCGCGCTAATCATGCCGCCGTTGTTGCGCTGCTTGAGGATGTAGGCGTTACCGTGGATCAACTTGGACAGTATCCACGCCTCGCGAAACTGCTGGGCAGTTTGGTATCCATTAGGGTTATTCAACACCCTCAAAGTATCCACCGGCTGCTCTATCCCGGACGCTGCCTCGCGCGTCATGCCGAACGGCAACTTGCCGATGTCCTCGCTTACCCTGCGCAGACAGGCATATAGCGTGGGATACGTCAAGACATCGCCGCGCTTTTCTTCATCGTTGCGCTGCCACGCCCCAGCATATGGCTCACTAACCCGATACCATCCACCGGTGCCTTGAGTCGGCTGGCCTGTTGCCGCTTTTTGGGTCGTGATTTGCAGGCCGAAAAGATTCATATCAGACGGATTCCAGCGCGGCAATACGAGCCTCAAGAGCGGCAAGCGCCGCCTGTACATCCGACTCGCCTGATACGTCAGCAGTCAGCGGCACATCCCCCGCATCGGCAGGGATAGTCGGCTTGCCGGACAGGCTGGCATATGCGCCGTCAAAAAGTTGAGACGTTTTGGCATAGTCGCCGCCATCGCTCAGGTCGGACACCTTTTCGGGAATATCCGGCGTGCCGCTGAGGCTGGCATATGCGCCGTCAAAAAGTTGAGACGTTTTGGCATAGTCGCCGCCATCGCTCAGGTCCGTTACTTTGGTGGGGATACCCCCAACCGCCGCCTTATCCGAATCGGTGAAGGCGTTTGTGTTGGACTCGCCCTCGTAGGCCGTCTTGATAACGCCGCCAAGTGTTGAAAGCTCTGCCATGGTTATGCTCCATTGGTGACTATGTCGCCACCGTTTGTTACTGTCTCACCGCCGTTGGTCACCACGGTGTCTGATTCGATAATGCTTTTCGATACGTCCCAAGCAAATTCGTGCTCGGTTGCAAACTCCACGTTGCGCAACCCGTTATCGCCAAAGCTCCATCCAAGCCCGTTGTTGGATGTCAGATTAATCTTTCTCGACATGGTGCGCCTCGATCTTGTCTCTTAAAGTATCTGCATCCCACCCCATATACGGCTTTTTTCCGACGAGCGCCTGATACTCGTGGCGCAAAGTGGCCACTTCATCATCGGCTCGCACCGAGCGGGTGCCGTAACCCATCTTTTCAAACACGCGCCGATATCGGTTATCGGACGATTTCATCGAGCGGTCGTAGTAGTTATCAAATTTCATAAAGCACCAAAAAGAGCCGGGCCACGAATGACCCGGCTTAATGGTTTAGGAGGTCGTGCCCCAGTTGACATTGCCCAATACAGCCACCGCTGAATCACGACGCCGCATCCAGTCCAGAGCGCGTTCAGCCCGGAAGGCTACGCTGTTGGTCTGGAACATGGACACAAGGCTTGCGCCCGTGCCGCTGGTGCTGTCACCGGTGGGCGAATCACTCATCTCAAGCGACGCCTCACGACTCAGGTCAACAGCAATGCCACCGTCATCGCCGAAGTAAATGTCCGACGCGTTGACAAGCGCGACAACCGAACCCGTCACACCAGCGGAGCCCTGGGGATCGGCCTCGTAGGCAGTCGGCACGTACTGCGACACAATCACCGGCAAACCGAACAGCGTGCCGCCTTTCATGCTGATGCCCGGAAATTCGGACTGACCCAGCGGGTTTTGCATCAGCGACAGACCAAGCGCCGTAGTCGCAGGCATGATCCACACGCCGGAGGTCGGCGCGTTGTTGTCACTGATAAACGCCGCAAACAGCGCCTTGATGTCAGCCCGGATATCATCCGCAGTGGTGCCGCTAGAGATGATCGGCGTCACGCCGTTGGTGATCGACCCGGGCGACACGCCCGCCGAAGCAGCCTTGTCAGGATCGATAAAATCAGTATCCAGACGGGCACGCAAAGCAGCCGCAAGCTGATCACGGACGATGCCTTCAGCAGCCGGGCTTGAGTCGCGCAAAGTTTCTTCGGTCACAACCGCAATATTGGCTACCTTGAGCGGGTCAAGCGTCTTGCGCTCGAAGTCAAAGCTGGTCAACGGCTTGGCTTTACCCTCGCCAACCCAGTAGCCTTGGCCACCGGAGGTCTGACCCACGAGCGGCACCCGGAAAGGCACACGACGCAAGGCAGGCACACCATTGGTGCCAAACTGGCCAAGGATGGTTTGCGGGCGCAGGTACTCAACAAAGTCGGCAAACGCCGAGCCTTCGTCACCCACAAGCGCACCAGCCCAGCTAGAGTCGGACGTGGTCGCTGCGTTAACAGTCGCCTTGGTAAACATGCCGTAAACGGCAGAATCTTCGCCGTACAGCTCAGCCGCCTTTTCGCGCACGCTATCGCCATCCAAACGGGCCAGCGCCTTGACGCGCGCATAACGCGACAGGGCAATGCCCGGCTGCATCTTTTCATGCTTTTTAGGTGTACGATAAACGACTGATTCAGTAGCCTTTTGTTCAGCTTCTTGCTGCACCGGCTGGGCCTTTTCAGCCTGCATCGACTGCAACTGACTAAACCGCTTGATGTCGCCGTCAAGTACGCTGACTTCCTTTTGCAGGTCGTCAAATTCCTTGTGCTCAGAATCATTCATGCTGCGCCCTTCGTCCATAGCCTTCTGGGCGACTTCATTCATCTTGGTCTGGGCCGCCTGTCGCGATTCGCGAAGCGACTCCAAATGCTCGCTAATATTCATAGGTTATCCCCTAATTGGATTCGTACCCCAACCGTCGCAAACCGGTTAGTCATGGCCGTTGCCAGCACGTAGTTTGACACTGCCATCACTGGCAATATGGTCTGTATATGTTTTGCGCTCGGGTAGCACATATCCCCCGTTGCGCATTGGCGCCCGCGCAATCTGCTGCACCGGCTCGGAAAAATGTTTGATGGTCTGTATGTTGGCTTCTGCGTTGGCTGGGATTGTTACAGCGGATAGCTCGAGCCATTCCCAAGATTTAAATCTTAGCCCCATAGCATTCTTAATCGGCTCAACGTCCAACCCGCGAAACCCGATCGAGAGACCACGCACCAGCCCCAGCTTGATCGACTCCCATGCCTCATTGAGACGGTCATTCAAAATGCCCGGCCCTTCGGCCTTGGCGATCTTGGCTTGAATGGTAATTTGATTATCATCGGTCTGCGCTGTCATGACGTGGCCAATGGGCGCATCATGATTGTGTTGCCAAAGCAGCGGCAGCGGCAGATCAAACTTGGCACCAAGCGGCTCGACAATATCGCCCATGCGATCGGTGCTGACCGTAGACGCCACGCCCGTGATCGTACGTTGCTCATCGTCGATGTCTTTGATCTCAAGCTTGCTATATGCTTTTTTCATCCCCTACCCTACCCTCTGGCGTTGGCATATTTACATCTATCCGTAATCATACCACGATTATATCACAGTGTAAAGAAAGTCGGGCGCTTGTTATTGGCCGCCGGATTCAGGGCCATGAGCGACACCGCATCAAACGTCGCCATCAGCGGATCGATCTTGGCGCTACCGGCAAATGCTTTTGTGATCATCACCGCATTACCGCGTGGCTGTTGTACTGCATTGCCCACGCTCCACGCCATCAATGGCGCGCCGCAGTGTAGCATCTCTTTACCCGCCAGCTTGCGCTCAGTGGTTTTGATCGCGGCGTTAAGTTTCCAGCCTTGACTAATCCCGACGATCTGATTAAAATCAACGCCCCCATCTGGGGACACCAATCCATCAACAATATCGCCGATCCCGGACTGGTCCACGCCGATTGCGTTTTTAGCAGGCAGCAATCCCGCCTCCCTGACACGCGCCACAGTCTGCGCCACGCTGCGCACATCGTCGCCCGGATTTTTGACAATGGTCAGGTCGCCATCCTTGGCAAACCCCTTGAGCCGTGGCGCTATATCCATGCGCCGTACCATGACGATCTCGTGCGCCCATGCATGTCCCCAATGCAACCAGTGGCCGGTGTCTCGGTCGCGCCCCACCACCGCCAGACCTAGCAGGTCGTCAAGGCCCCCGCCGTCGATGCCCACGACGCATACCTCGCTGCGCTCGATCAATGTATCTAGCGTCATATCGGTCGCGCATTGCTGCCAAAAATCACACCCCGACCAGCGCCCGGCGCGCATGTCGATACCGATCTCGATGTTAAGATGCTTGGCCAGAAATTGTATCAGCGGCCCTTCGTCGCCAGACTGGCGTTGCTTCAGGTTGGTCTCAAGCCATTTTTGAGATACAGAGTAGCCCAGGTTTGGATTGGTCAGCCCGAAATTCTTTGGGTCAAGATATGACTTGTCTTTGATCATCGCTTCGGGAAACTCGTAGATCACCGGCAGCGATTCTTCGTCCTCAATCTTGCCATCGCGCACCTGCCGAAAGTACTCCAGCTTGTCACGAAACACCCCAGCAGGCGGCTCATCGCTTTGCGTGGTCGCGTAGATCACCCAGCCTTCAGGACGCGCCACCAATCCGCCAGTTGCCTCCATTAGCATTGAGTCGGCGTTATGCCGGGTGCCAAATACCCAAAGCTCATCGATAAAGATATGGCCCGCGCGTTTACCCGATACCGTATCGGTATCTGCCGCCACGACCTTTAGCGTGTTGCCGTTGGCACGGTGCTCGATCGTTTTGATATGGTCGCGCACTTGCAGGATTTCGGATAGCTCTTCATCTGCGCGGACCATGGCGCTCGCCGGGCCGAAGCTGTTACCCGCGATCTCTTTGGTCGGCGATATGATCAAGTGCTCCTCGTTTTCGCGCCAGTTGAGCAATAGCATGGTTAGCATTACCCCTGAAGCCAAGATCGACTTGGAATTTTTTTTGCTAAGGCACAAAAAGTACGACTTGATCAACTGCTCGCCAGTCTGCTCATCGTACCCACCAAACACCGCGCGGACAAAATCAAACACCCATTGGGGCGACACCTCGCCGAACGTCGGCTTGCCCGCCATGTCGGGGATGCGCAGCGATTTAAACACCTCCAACGCACGGTCGGCAGGCCGCACGAATAGCGGGTCGGGGATAATCGATTCGCCGCGTTTTAAACGCTGCTCCCAATCGGTACAGGCAGTACCCATCGGTTATTTACCGCGCGGCGGCGGGGCAGTTTGAAACTTACCAGAAGCCCGCTCGGCCTTGCGCTTCTGCTGAGCCTTCTTGCCGTTG